GTGAGAAGCTCTGTAGACGCAATATAGAGGGGGTCAAATTTGCACAGAAGGTGATTGCACCTTTTATATTAGCAAAAGAAAAAAAAAATTGCCTATAGGCAAATCTCCTATAGTTGGAATTATTTTCTTGGGGTACTATTAAGGGTGTCAAGGAACTCCTCTTTCCCCCCCCCTACACCCTTGGCTACGTGTCCTCGCGCGCTGGGGCGCGCTGCGGGCCTCCGCCTGTGGGTGAGTAGGGGGGGGAAAAAAGGGAAAAGTTGAGTTAAATTAGGCAGAATTACGGGTAGTTGCCATGAAATTCATATCTATGCGACATTGTGTGCCTACAGCAGGTGCTGCTACATTATTTGAATTGATGAACGTCAATAGGAAATATCGCTGGTAATATGGTAACTGACCATAAGGCAGAGCCTTCCATGTTTCAATCGCAGGGGCTCTAACCCTAATATTAGGCTTCATGTTGATATTGCCTTTTCGGTACGTAGAGAAGGGATCTCCACTAAATGCTGACTGTGTGCCTTGCTGCACAGGGGGTGTTAACCAAGCGTTTTTGGTCATAGTGATGTGTCGACAGAAATGGACTTTGAAGACTGCTGAGTTCAATGTAGGATTAAATTGGTTGTCTGCCAGGATGAAATCTGAGCCACTCTGGAGGGGTGACACGGTTGGATCACGGTTAGCATGATCTTTACGCATAGTGACTATAAAAACAGACATCTGCGCCCAATCAGAATTGACAAGAGAGTAGCGCATATCAATGTTGAAACGGATAATATGCGTTGCCACGGCATCTGCCACTGAAGGAGAAATACGTAGTACGTCCTGCCACTTAGAGAAATCCGTAAGCACATATGACTGGATAGCAAGCGTAGGAAGCCCATCTGGTGAAATGGTGCCTAAAATCTCCTGTTTATATTGCCAATCACAATACACTACAGGGGGTAGAAGGCGTCGGATTTTTGATATCATCCGCGCATTTCCAAGAATCTGGGATCGTTGGTTTCGGGCAGTTGGTTTTTGCCATTTGGCACGTGTACTTACAGACGTGCTGCGGCGCCTCTTGCGTGAGGCACCGCTTTTTTTCAAGCCGCGAATCTTAGTACGCGCCATTTTTGCTGATGAAGGATTGCCTCAATTTTATTTGAGACTACATCTTTATTTCAAACGTTTGAACGCGCCTGCCATACACTGACTCGGCAGGATCACGAAAGGGGAACTCATAATTACTACAGAAGATCCTGGGGAGGCCAGGGGGGATATCACAGTTCTGGTTTCTGCATTTTACAGATCCCCCATTCTCAATGTCGGTGACCTCACGCGAACAAAATGGATCCTCATCTATCATATACACCTCATCAAATATGAAGGGTTTGCTCATAGACAGCTTCTTGAGGCTCTCATGAGACCTCTTAACATACTCATAATCTCCAAACTTGTGACTCATGATATATCGTGCAAATTGGGTTTTACAAATTCCCGGAGGGCCCCATAGTAACAAAGAATGAGTGTGGGGACTCCAATTAAAATCAAAGTAATGCATTGGAAATGGGCCATAATAGATAGTTGGCTCAGGTGCAGGATTCAAACGCCTGCGCAAATTTCTCTCCATTGCCTCACCGTATTTTGCACAATCAGCTGGTCTCTTTTTCCACAATAGGTCCATGGCCTCTTTTACAGTGGATGCTGAAGCTGCCTGGGTATATGGGTCTTCTTCCCAATGGTTTGAGATGAAATCACCGTGCTTTGCACAATAGGCCTCCCAGCCTTTTCCAGGGTCCACTATATTGGGGTGTACACCACATACATCGAAACATCTCTCATTTTTCTCATCAAGTTTGGCAGGGAACTTAAACCAGCCATGAAAATGATTCTTTCCATTCCGGTGTGCTTCCATGCCAATAGTATACTCACATTCGCCATATCTGGCGATTACATGCTCTAAAATAGCCTCACATGTGTTGATAGGGTTCTCTGAACTATCTATCGGGCAGCTCCATGTGCAACCAACCTTTGCTCGGTTGATGCGGAATTTGCCGTTGCCGCCATTTCCGCTTTTTCCGCCGTCCGCTAAAGGAATCTTATTAGCGGACTTTGGCGCCATTCGTGAGAAGCTCTGTAGACGCAATATAGAGGGGGTCAAATTTGCACAGAAGGTGATTGCACCTTTTATATTAGCAAAAGAAAAAAAAAATTGCCTATAGGCAAATCTCC